ATGTTAGGATTAGACTTTGGAAAATACAGGAATTAACTGTAGAGCAACCAGAGTTAGATATTCCTAATATGGAAAAAGAAATAAAAGAAGAGGAGATACCATTCTGATGCAATTTGGCAGCCTTTATTTAAAAAAACCTAAACGTAAATATAGATATATCAGTGATCATTCTATTCCTGGAAAAATAGAAGAGAGATATATAGACTATAAACCTAAAGCTTGGAGTCATCTCCTTTATGTTATTGGAGATGAAAACAATAACTTTAAAGTAGGTAGATCAACTACAAAAACTTTTGATAATAGACTTCAAACTATCCAAGTGGGTAATCCTTTTAAATTAAATACTTACCTCATTGTTGCAGTTAACAGTCCTAAGATCGAGAGAATTTGTCACAAAGCATTAAAGCAGACTGATGTAATTAAAAGAAAGGGAGAATGGTTTAGTGGCAGTTTATCTATTATTCGATCTGTTATTTTTGAAATGGTGAACAAATATGATTAAAGTATTATTTGGAAATAGTTTTGAAAAAGTAAAAGAGTTAGAGGATAACTCCATTGACTGTGTTGTATCATCTCCTCCCTACTTTGGTTTAAGAGATTACGGCAATGAAAATCAAATGGGTTTAGAAAAGCACTACAAAGATTACATACAAAACACCGTTAATCTTTTTAGGCTAATGAAACCTAAGTTAAAAGACACTGCCACAATATGGTGGAATGTGGGGGACAGCTATTACAATTATCGACCAACAAGAAACAAAGATAATTTATATAAGAGTCCAGACTACCATAAACAAACGATCAGTAATTCAAGACAAGACCTACCTACGAAAGGAAGTAAAAGGGGTATTGTGTTTGAGGATATAAAAGAAAAAGACTTAATGATGATACCTAATAGAGTGGCAATCGCTTTACAGGAAGACGGATGGTATGTGAGATCAGAGATTATCTGGCATAAACCTAACCCAATGCCAGAGAGTGTTAGAGATAGACCGACATCATGTCATGAAAAAATATGGTTAATTACAAAGAATAAATCTTATTACTATGATCATGAGGCAATTAAAGAAGAAGCAAAGACCGCTCCTGTTTTAAGAAATAAAATGGCAGAGGGGTATCAAGCTGACTACCCTAATGGTAAAAGATTTAGTGAGGGAGAAAGAGTTTGGGGTGCAGAAAAGAAAAACAAAAGAAATGTCTGGAGTGTTACTACAAAACCATTTAAGGGAGCACACTTTGCAACATTCCCTCCCGACTTAGTTGAGCCTTGTATTTTAGCGGGTTGTCCAGAGAATGGCACTGTATTAGATCCTTTTGGTGGATCGGGTACAACAGGACTAGTTGCTCATCAGCATAAAAGAAATGCAATCTTAATTGAGTTAAATGAAAACTATAAAGAAGTAATGAAATTAAGGTTTAGTAAAGAGGGAACTTTATTATTACAGGTGCAGTATGAGTAAACCTATTGTTGTCATCGGACCGCCAGGCACGGGCAAAACAACTTTTATCTTAGATAAGATAGAAGAGTATATTGCTGAGGGATACTCGATTGATGAGATTGGTTTCTTTTCTTTTTCAAACAAGGCGGTAGACGAAGCTAAACAGAGAGCCAGTGAGAAATTCAAAATACCTGCCTCTCAATTAGAAAGCTTTTCCACACTTCACTCTTATGCCTTGCGTCAGCTAGGTTTAAGTCGTGACTATATAATGAGTAAAAATGATTGGAGAAATGTAGAGGATGTACTTCGGATTAAAATTAATGTTAATAATGATGACGATAGTTTTTACAATAACTACGACGACAAATACATTCAGTTAATTGAAAAAGCAAAGCGAAGAGATATTGATTTACGAGATTGTTGGACAATGTTTGCAAAAGATATTATCTATCACAAACTTGAGTATATTTCTAAAGGACTAAAAGAATATAAAGAAAAAGGTTATGAAAAGTTTACGGATGGTATCACAGGTTCTTTTGTTAAAGACTCTGGTCCTAAAATGGATTTTACTGATTTGATCAGTAACTATGTAAAGCAAGATAGAGTTAAACCTTTTCGTGTTGTATTTTTTGATGAGTCACAGGACATGTCCACGATCCAATGGAAAATGGCAGAGATGATTTGGAAAGCATCAGAGGTGTCTTATATTGCGATGGATCCTAATCAGGCTATCTATACTTGGGCTGACGCTGATGTAGCAAGAGCCATTGAGGTAAAAACTCAGTCCTCTAAAACGATTGTTTTAGATCAATCAAAGAGAGTGCCAAGAAAAATTTGGGAAGTTGTTAATCGTGTTGAAGAGCAGATAGTTGCCTATGATGATATTAAATGGAAACCCGCTGAGAGAGATGGGAATGTAGAATTTGTTAAAGGTATCTATCATCTAAACGTTTCTGAGGGTAGTTGGTTGGTAATGGGTAGAACAAGGACAATTAGAGAGGATTTAGAAGAAGTACTACGTAAAAAGAATGTATTTTTTCGTGTTAAAATGCGGGATAATAAGTATCGTTATTCTGTGAAAGCACAGGAAAGAAATGCTATACTAACTTGGAAAGAATTAATGAGAAGCGAAACAAATGAAGTTCCGATTAGAATGATTGATAATTTATATAAAAGCATTGGAAAAGGTTTTGTAGCGAGGGGATATAAAAAAGTAGTGTCGGAACAAAAGAAAGCTTTTCCCGATAAAAAAGTTTGTTTTAAAGAACTAAAAGAAAGCTACGGACTGGAAGCTGAATTTGGAATTTCTTGGGTAGATGTAATGACTACCTTGAATACAGAAACAAGAGCATACTTGGAAAACCTAGAGTCAAGGGGTGAGGACATAGGCAAAGAACCAAGGATAACGCTATCCACGATTCACCAACAAAAAGGTGGTGAAGCAGATAATGTTATTGTCTCTCTTGATATAGGAAAGATGGCGTATGAAGATTACCGCACCAATCCTATTAATGAGCATCGTTTATTTTACGTTGCCTTTTCAAGAGCGAGACACAATTTATTTATTGTCTTACCTCAATCAAGGGAGGCTTATAGAATATGAACTTAAAGGAATTAAAAGATCACGGTCTTTTAGACGATGAAATGATTAAATGGGATGGTTTTGATGACTGTGTTTTAGGTGTTGGAAGCAGATGTGGGATGGAAGATATTCTTATTTATAGTAGACAAAAAATTGCTTACAAATTAAGAGACAGGGATAAAATGACAGTAGAAGAGGCTATCGAATATATAGACTATAACATAGTGGGAGCGTTTGTTGGAGAGAGAACTCCTATGCTTTTGGAGGATTTTATATGAGTAAGCAAATAGGAATGTTTAAACCTAAGTCCGAGTGGCTACCACCAATGGACTTTCCCGATATTAAAGATGCAAAAAGAATTGCCATCGATCTAGAGACAAAAGACCCTAACATCACAGAAAAGGGTGCTGGCTGGGCTACAAACGATGGACACATCATTGGAGTAGCTATCGCTGTTGATGGTTGGGAGGGCTACTATCCTGTTCGACATGAGACAGGTTTTAATCATTCTCCTGAAATAGTTTTTGATTGGTTAAATGAAATGCTATCCACTGACTGCGAGAAGATTGCCCATAATGCCTCCTATGATTTTGGTTGGTTACAGGCAGAGGGAGTTAAGTGGAATGGTCGTATTATTGATACAATGATTGCGGGTCCTCTCATTGATGAAAATAGGTTTAGTTATTCTTTAAATGCAATGTCTAAAGAGTACTTAGGAGAAAGTAAAAATGAGTTTTTGTTAAAAGAAACAGCGGCACAGTGGGGTGTCGATGCTAAAGCAGAGATGTATAAGATACCTGCTCAGTTTGTGGGAGAATACGCAGAGCAAGACGCGGTTCTCTGTCTTAAGCTTTGGGATAGACTGAGTGTGGAAGTCACTAAAAATAATTTAGAAACTGTTTTTAATTTAGAAACGGATCTCCTTCCTGTTCTTATGGAAATGAGAAAGAAGGGAGTGAGAGTTAATTTAGATAAATTAGGGGTAGCAGAAAAAGAGTTAATTAAAAGAGAAAATAAGTTACTTAATTTTGTTCACGATAAAACAGGTGGTAAGGTAGATATTTGGGCTGCTAGATCTATCGCCTCTATCTTTGATCTTTGTAAGATTGATTATCCTAAAACGGATAAGGGTAATCCTAGTTTTACAAAAAGCTTTTTAGAAAATCATCCTCATCCTGTGCCAAAGGCAATCGTTCAAGCGAGAGAATACAACAAAGCGCGAACCACGTTTCTCCATACGATAGAAAGATATAACCACAATGGGAGAATTCATGCCAATATCAATCAACTACGAACCGAGAATGGCGGAGCGGTGACAGGGAGATTTAGTTATTCTAATCCTAACCTACAGCAGATACCTGCTCGAGATAGTAAAGAGGCAGATATTAAAATAGGAACAATGATCAGAAGTTTATTTTTACCTGAAGAGGGAGAGAAGTGGGGTTCATTTGACTACTCACAGCAGGAACCGCGTTTAGTGGTTCATTATGCTGATTTTATAGGTTTAGCTGGTTCAGAAAAGCTCGTAGGAGCTTACAGAGACGATAAAAACACTGACTTCCATACGATCATGGCGGAGATTGGAAAAATCGAACGTAAGAGCGCTAAAACCATAAATTTAGGGTTATTCTATGGAATGGGTGTTGGAAAACTAGCAGATCAGCTAGGAATTGACCCTGAGGAGGCAAAACTACTTATTACCGAATATAATGAGAGAGTTCCCTTTGTTAGGAAGTTAGCTGACCGAGTTTCAGATCACGCAGGTAAAACAGGAAAGGTAAAAACATTTCTAGGAAGACAATGTCACTTTGATTTGTGGGAGCCAAAAGCGTTTGGTGCTCATCGAGCATATCCTTATGAGAAAGCAAAAGAGGAGCACGGCATTAATACACCCTTAAAAAGAGCGGGTACATATAAAGCATTGAATAGATTAATTCAGGGTAGCGCTGCCGATCAAACTAAACAGGCAATGGTGACTCTTTACAAAGAGGGTGTTATTCCAATGATACAAATTCATGATGAACTAGCTATTAGTGTTGATGGTTCGAAAGAACAGCAAGAAAAAATAATAGAGGTAATGGAGAATGCTATTGAATTAAATATTCCATCAAAGGTAGATGTTGCTGTGGGAGATAATTGGGGAGAGGCTCAGTGAGTGATAAGATAAACCCTGATTATTATAAAAGTAAAATAGAGACTGCTGATTATATAGATGCTCATGAAATGGATTATTTTCAAGGTAATGTAGTTAAATATGTAACTAGATTTAAGAAAAAGAATGGATTAGAAGATTTAAAGAAAGCTCAATGGTACTTGCAAAGATTAATTAAAAAATATGAGAATAGCGACGACAGTTATTAAACTAATAAATTGCAAGAGACACTAATCTAACGACCTTTTCTAAATATACACAAGTTTCCTTCCATATAATTTTGGTCGTCACTATTCTTATAATTAAAATATCATACCTGTTGTGCGTAAACAACAATTCTTTTTTCTTTCCTGTGGATTAAAAATTATTAAAAAGGAGAAAAATTATGTTTAACTTAACCAACAAAGCAAAAGATCATTTCTTAAACTTCTTTAAGAGTAATGACAAAGACGAGTCAATCAAAGATTTCTGCCAAGCAGAATATAAAAAAGATTGGTATGCCGCTTATATGACATACAAAAATGAAGGTCAGTTCCCTAATTTTATTAGAAGAACTCTTTAAGTATTCGCTATAATTTCAGCAAGGGATTCACAACGCTTCGGTGTTTGTGAATGCCATCTGGAATCTTTCATCTCGTCTGAGGCTTCCTTCCATTTACTATTCCTCATGTTTTTCCACATTTTAGAAAAGTTTCGAACCCCCTGAGTTCCCAATTGAAAAACCATTTCAACTATTACCTCACCTACGTGTTGAGGTAAATCGTGACCAATACACTCATCGATTAAAACATCAGCTCCCGCTGCTGCTCTATTTAAATCCATTTCGAAAAGCTCATTGGCTTCCTCTTGTGTTATAGAAACTCCCTTTTGAAATCTTTTTCTTTCATGAGGCTGAACTAAATGTCCTATGGCAACAGTAAGCTTGCCTAGTGAATCCTCGTATGGCTCTAATACACAGCCTTCGTGAAGACGAATTCTATTTTTTAATGAATCAGTAATTTCAATCATTTTGCACCTATACCCCAGTGTTCTTCGTGAGGGTCTTTTTCTACCTTTCGTTTAAATATATTTATAATAATTCTTAATAATTTCATTTATTTAAATTTATAACCTAAACCAGCATATTTGTCTACACTTCCTCCATCTTTAAACGTGAAATTTAATCCACCCTGCATTCCTTGAGGTGTAGCAGAAAGATTGTAGTTAACAGGAGTTTGGTTAAACATAAATTGATCCGAGTAACCTATTCTATTTGGATTAAATGGATCAAATTGAATTTTATTTAAGTTATATTTGTTAGCTAGATTTTGTAGATTTTGTAAATTACCAATCACATTTTGACCCATATTACTTGCCATAACACCTCTCATATCCATATCACTTACTTGTATGGGTTCAAATACTTGTTGATTACGAAAAGGATCGTTTGGCTGTGCATCTAATCCAAAAATAGAGGGATCACTCTCGTCCCCAATTTGTCTTGGAGGTATTAGAGGATCTATTGCTTGTGTTTGTATTTTTTCTCTTGTTAAATCCTGAAATGGATCCTCTGTAGTTGTATAAATTGTGCTACCACCACCCGTTGTTACGGTGGGTTCTCTTAAAATATTTTTTCTTAAATTATCATATAAACCTTTCACAGATTCTATTCCTTGTTGAGTTCCACCTTTAACTCGACTAAAAAGATCAGATAAAACGTTACCAATAGTTCCACCTCTAGCTGCAAAATCACCAAAACCCTGCGCTATGTTACCTAAACCAAATCCTATATCTCCCATAACTTCTCTGTTTGTAGGTCCATATTTGTTAGCTGTTTCCTGTCTAAATTTTTCAAAACTCATAGGAGCATTAGCTTCAAGGTTTCTTGTAAACCTACCAAAACCCTCAGGTCCTTGGGTAACTCCTTTAATTGGATTTAAAAAGTCTTTTTTAAATTGATTAACTAAATCTGCTTGTTTTTGTCTTTTTTCTAAACGATCATCAGTAATATCTTTTCTACCTCCAAAATAATCTTCTCTAGTTTTATTAAGACTCTCTCTTCTTTGTATTGCTTTATCTAATTCTTTTGATATTGCTCTGACATCTCTTGATTTCCCTGTGGAAGATGTACCAGGAGAGATAGGTCCACTAGTTTTTGTTTTCATACGTATAGGAGCCATTACGCTACCACCTGTGGTTTTTTAAACTTTTTTGATTCATAGAGATCCACTATACCACCCTCTGCTGCATTGAAAAGAGGCATGCCAATTGACTCTAAGCTAGCCACGGTCTGCGGATTAATGGGGGAAGACAAAGGAGGGATAACGTCTACCCCCTGTCCGCGGGACACTTGAGGAGAAGGAATATTAAAGGACTGTAAATCTTTTAAAGTTTGTTCTTGCTCTTCTTGATACTCAGGACTGAATCTTTCTTGAGCAGACATTTTAATTTTTTCAGAAACACTAGGATCAGTAATGTTCTCAAAACTAAATTGAGGAACATTTATTTGATCTAAAAATTTTTGTAAATAATCAGTTGGCACTGTTTCAGCTAAAAGATAAAAATCAAGCAAACTACCTGCTATATTTTTTGGAAGTTCGTTTAAAGGTTTATCTGATTGAAGAGCCTCAAAGGCAGCCTTCAATGATTTTCTTCCTTTAGGAGAAAAGAACAGCTCTGTTGCTCTGTTTAAACCTATCAATCTTACAGCCGCGGCTGTTGGTTGTACGAAAGATAAAATAATATCAAAAATACCTGTTCTAGGTTTTACATTGTTAAAGTTAACTCTTTGAATGTACTCTAAAATATCAGTTAATTCTGCTAGTTCTTTTGGATTAAATAAAACTTTTAATCTGTCTTCTCCTACTTTTTCATCTAATTTTTGTAAAAACTTATTAGGTTCAAATATTTTTTTAAGTACATCACCCTGCTGAACTACATCCATCTTATCTAAATCAAGATCTAGGACAGTTGCTCTGGCATCTTCAAATACATCGCTAATAAAAGATTTTTTAATACTCTCTACAACATTACCATTATTAGTTGTTTTTAATAAATCAAAAGCTTGTTCTATTTCTTCGGGTTTAAGTTTTTGAAATCTTTCTAAAACCGCTGTCTTTGATTTTTTAGCACCAGGTGCGATGAAGTCAGCTAAAAAACTATTTTCTAATTCTTCTATAGCGGCAGTATCTTTTTTATATGTATCTCTTGCTCTTTGTAAATTTTTAGCAACTTGAGAATTAATAGCATCATCGGCGGATGTTGTCAGTCCTCCGTCGTATGCCTTAATAGTATCATCTAATGCGTTATTAAATGAAGTAAATATTTCTTTTGCTGGATATCGCTGACCTGCGGTGTCTAAGTTTTTAAAAACTGTTCCTTTACCATAGGATGCTTTAGAAAATAATTTTAAAAAAGTATTAAAGGATTCATAAGGAATTAACATAGAACCATCTTCTTTTATAGTAACTTTTTCAGTTATTTTTTCTTTCCATCCTCTTAAATCACCGAGAAGACGATCATCTTGGTTTTTTGATGCCTCCTTAATCATATCATCTAGTTGAGCATCTACTTCATTAATCCTAATTGTAGGCATACCACTAATATCTATTTGTTTTCCTGTAGAGTCGGTAACAAATTTTATACTATTATATAAGTCGTCTGCCTTTTTTCTTCTTATATCAATAAAGCTGTCTAAAACTCCCTTAAAAGATTTTACTAACTCACCTCCTATTCTTTCTCCTGATCTAGCTGCCATCGGGTCATTAGAATAGTTGTGTGTTACTTTCATGAAGTTATGCATCGCATCACGTGCCGCGTTCAATTGAGCGGTTCCAATAGGTTGAGCACTTCCTCTTGTCAGCCAATAGCTTCTTAAAAAATCTTCAATCGCTCTTAAAGTAGGTTCACCTGATATTTCGCCAAAAGACAGCGGACCAACTTTTTTTTCTAATTCTAGTCCTCTTTCATAATATTTTGCTCCTTTTGGTCCTCTTTCTTCCAGTGCCTTTATTGCTCTTTTAGTAATAAAATTTTTAATGCCCACTTTACTGAAGAAATCTATTAAACCGTTCGCTGCCCACTGACCGCCAGCACCAAAAACACCCTCAGCTGCTACCTTTTTAAGCCTATCTCCCGCTTCAATTTCAGTTTCACCAGGTATAGTTTCTGCTATTCCCTGTAATGCGGTTCCACCTCCTATTGCATAGAGACCCGCTAACCAAGGATTTGAAGTGAATAAAGTAGGAGCAATGACAAGTGCTTCACCTGATATTTCAGCAACGTCTTTCATCTGAAATCCCTCAGGATTAAGTTCAACGTAACCATACCCCTTACCTTCTCTGATAAAAAAATTACCATCATTTCTTTTAATGACGTTTGTATCACCAAATATTTTTTTTAAAAAATTTTCTTCTCCAACTTTAGACACATCACCCTTAATATCGGCTCTAATTCTATCAAAAATCCCTACTTCATCGGACATACCTTTGGGAAACAATTCATCTTTCTTATAGGGATTATCAAACAAGGACTGCTGATACTGCAAAAAACCCATAGGATCTTTTATTGCAAATTGATAGGATTTACTATTTTTAAGAGCTTCCGATTTTGCTTCTTGTTGAACTGCCATTACTTATTTACCTCAACCAAATATATCCTCATCCATTTCTGCTGGGTAAGGGGTTATAGTTGCATCAGGGACAGTGTAATCAAAGATAATATTATTCCAGTCAACACCGTAAGTGTCTAAGTATCTGTTTGCTATCTCTTTTGTTTGATTAATTAATTTGTTTTGTTGCTCTAAAGCAGATGTGTATATGTTTTGTGTTTGCTTGTAAAAATCGTTTCTTTGATCTTTTGTCAATCTTTGACCACTAAGAACTTTGTTGTATCTAGCACGAATTCTTGTTGGTACACCTCCAGCGTTTTCTGCATTAGCAAATTCTGATTCACGAACAGTGGAGTTAGGATCTAATAGTTTCATAAAACTGAATATTAAACTCAGGTCGCCAGCGGCAGATGGATCTTCTACAGTTCCTTTAATTACATTAAAGGATTCTGCTCTAATTCTAAAGTTTTTAGAATCTCTATTAAAGTCATCTCTCATCTGTCCTTCTACATCTATTTTCTTTTTATCTTTATCGGACAAAAATCCCTCTGCTTTCTCTGCGTTTTTCTTTAACCACTCATTAGGATCTAGTCTAATCTGAGCCATATCTTGCCCTGTTAAATCGGGTAGTTTTAAAAGGTCATCTACAACAGTTAATTTTGCGTTTTCATTCATTCTCTCTTTTTGTTTTAGTAAAACTTGATTGTTATATTCTTCTGCAGTGCTGGCTGGGGGTTTACCTGAGACATTGCTAACCAACATATTAGTAAAAGGATCTACTATCAGTTTCTCTTCCTTAAACATGTCTTCAATTACCTTACTTCCTAAGGATTGTATGAATTTATTCTGTGTTTCTTTTTGTTCTTTTTTCTCCTCTAGTGCAAGCTGTAGACCTAACTGCTCATAAGGTTGTTTCATTTTTCCGACATCAGTTCCAAACTGAGCTAAACTTCCCGCTCCTTGCACTGCGATATCTTTAATTTCTGCTTCTGGATCGAGAATAGTTGATCCTAAACTTAAAAGATAAGGAGCAGCCATTAATTTAACTTTTTGAGGTAAATTAGCTCTATCCAAATATGCTTCAGTTAACTCTTTACTTCTTTCTTGAACATTTACGGGGTCTTGAGTTACTCCAAATAAGTTAGCCAACCCCATCATTTGTTCTGGATCAATACCCAATTGAGCTCCCAATTCTCCATATTCATCTGATCCATTAAATCTTTTTACTATTCCGCCATTCGCCATTTGCATAATTGGTTGAGTCATTGACTGTCCTTGCTGAGTGGCTCCAATACCCTGTTGCTCTTGTAATTCGAATACTGGTTGTACTAAAGCGAGAACGGATAATGGTGTATCCTGAGCGTCACTCTCTCCTACTACTCCAGCTAATTCTTGTACTCTTCCCTCCATTGGAACATCGTCACCCCTAATATCATTCATTAGCTGAACATACTGGTCAGGAGATACCTTAGCGATACCATCGGAAGTAGGATCAGCTGGAGGTGTTTCTCTGTCCAATCCATCAGCAATTCCCACAGCGTCGGATTCCTCTCCCTCCATGGGAGATCCCTCTGCTCTGGTTTTTAGTCTATCTAAAAAGATCTGTTCTGCTGGATCTAATTCAAAAGTAGTATCAGGTATAATCTGGTTTTGTGTTTCTATTGTTGCCTTATAGTTTGTAAATTGGTTTAATAATGGAACTAAAGCACTAAAGTTTTCAGGCGTATTACCCTGTAACAACATTTCTAAAATATTTTCACCGTTAGGTATTTCGGTTATTAAAAATCGTCTAAATTCATCATCGGATAAAGCTTTTGTGTAAGAATCTATTGGTTGTTCTGTTGGCATTTCACCTTCCCTTACAACAGAGTTAGGATCAGCCATCATTTCACCTTCCCTTACAACAGAGTTAGGATCTAATAATTGATCAGCAAACAAATTCATTAAAGCAGATTTCTCGCCTTCTCTTACAACAGAGTTAGGATCTAACATATTTAAAAACTCGCCTTCTCTTACAACAGAGTTAGGATCTTGTCTAAAAAGTAGTCTATCAAATACGGACATTAAAACAGTCCCTGCAATCCGCTAAGACCTGACAGTGCGCCTAGACCAAGTGCACCGTAGCCAGCGATTGTTCTTAGGGGAGACATACTACTTGTTGCCGCTGGAGAGGTACTTGTTTGAATTGTTTGTGTACTTGTCGGTGCTCCCGCATAAATATCTGATAAGAAACCAACTCTCTGATATGGCTCATACATTTGAGAAAGTTGATTTTGTCTTGCCACATCCAGACTTGATTGAGCTTGCTGTTGCCCCAAGGCACCTAAACCTAATAATGTATTAATATCTTGTGAACCTAATTGTTGTCCTGTTGCTCCCAATTGAGCTTGTTGACTTGCAAATGTTCCATACTGAGGAGCGAGTGCTCCTAAACCTGCCGCTGAAGTTTGCTGTCTTTGACCTAATTGCTGTTGTGCATTTAAAAATGCTTGAGCTTGTGCCTGAGCTAATGACGATGCACGATTACGCTCTAATTCTGCTTGTGCAACTCCCTCTCTTCCGCCTCCAAACGCGCCCGCCTGAACCGCTTGCGCTGCCTGACCCTGTTGAGCAATATTATAG